CCTGCGAGGCCGGGAGAATCCCCCGCGCGCCTGCTGGTCGGCAATATGGCGGAGAATTTCATCCGCGCCACACTCACTCCGGCCAGCGTCAAGCCGAATGTATTGTTCCTCGGCGACGATAAGGCCGTATCGGTAACTCCCGACGGACGCATTACGATCCTTGCCGCCGGAACCAGCATCATCCATGTCATCCCGACCTGCAACGTAGCCCTCTACAAGACGATTCAGATCAAGGTCTCGAAGCCTACGGTCAGGTTGGTAACACTCTCGTCGATCCGCCTCACGGCAAACGGTAATTTCAGGTTCAATTAAAAACAACATCAAGCTATGGCAAGACAAGGTTACATCAGCGAATTTATGAATGGCGGGCGCATCCTCTCGCATGGCAAGATCGAGAACCTCGCAGACGGTTTCAGCCTGCCGAATGACGCGCTGTTCTCGATCTACATCAGGCCCAAATACAGCAGCTCCACCGTGGACGCCGTATTGAGCGTGAAATGCTATCAGGACGACGAATTTTCCGACGCTCCGGTAGTGCTCAACGATTGGTCGCCGATGGCGATCAAGGCCATCGCACCGAATGCGGATTTTCTCAACACTCACGACCTCTATTGGGGAGCTGGGACTTACGTCGAAAAGGTATGATCGTCTCGGTTTTCATCTCCCTATCGCGGCGGCTGCGCCAATGGGCGACATCCCGTAGGCAAAAGAAAATGCGGCTGAATACCGCATCGTCGGTGATGTTCATCGCATCGAAAGGAAAAACGGTTTTCAAATTCTTAAACGACAAATAGCTATGACAGCAGAACAAGAAGCAATCCTCGAACAGATTATCGAGGCTTTTCAGAATGGCAAGCGATTGAGCGACTTGCCCGATGTATCGGGAACCAACCCGTTCAACCTCATTTGCGAGGTATTGGAGGACGGCGAGAGCAAAAAGGCCGCGCTCGCAACGCTCCTGCCTTACATGGAGGAGGAATGCAGCTACGGCATCGAGTTCGACACCGCTGTATCCTCGCCTGCCTGCACCCGTATCGGCAATCTCTCCCTGCACAAGAGCCTGCCGATCCACAACCGGATGAAAGGCTGCCTGCTCAACGACGACGGCGAGGTCGTGGAATATCTCAATCCGGCAAATTGGACGGGACAGACGCGCGACGGCTCGCGGGGTCAGGTCATGGTCGAACTTCCCATGCACTACCGCAAATTCGAGACTGACGGCACGAAGCGGCGGGTACGCATCAGCGAGTACCCTCTCCCCGGCTATCGTCTCGTCCCAGGGAATAGATACGTTTCGGCGTATCAGGCTACCATACAGCGCAGCACGACGACCCTCTGCTCGGTCGTGAATATGGATGCCGACTACCGAGGCGGCAACAACAATACGGCGTATGACGGAACCTATCGCACGTTCCTCGGACGCCCGGCGACGGGTATCTCCCGTACCAATTTCCGCAATTACGCCCGCAAACGCAAGTCCGGTTCGACGGAATGGAACTGCATGACCTACGACATCCAAAAAGAACTGTATTGGCTCTTCGTCATCGAATATGCCACGCTCAACTCGCAGGCGACGTTCAATGCGGAAAAGGACAGCAACGGCTATGCACAAGGCGGCCTCGGAGCAGGTGTAACGAACATGTCCGATTGGAGCGGATTCAACGGCTATTATCCGTTCGTGCCGTGCGGCCATACCGACGAACTCGGAAACGGCACGGGCGAGGTAGCATACCCCGTCATCAATGAGGACGGATCGACCCGATGCACGGTCATGGTTCCGCGCTATCGGGGTGTCGAGAATCCTTTCGGTCATGTTTGGCAATGGACGGACGGCATCAACATCCGGATCAGCCCGACCGAGGAGAATGGCGGCGACGGGTTGAGCAAGGTATTCGTCTGCACCGATCCGGCCAAATTCTCGGATAGCGGTTACGACGGCTACGCCCATGTAGGCAACGAGGCCCGCGCAGAGGGATATGTCAAAGAGGTGATTTTCGGCGAGGGAGGAGAGATCATGCCCTCCGTCGTAGGAGGCGGTTCTTCGACCTATTTCTGCGACTACCACTATACCAACATCCCGACGGCCGAAGCATTGCGCGGTGTCCTGTTCGGCGGTCATGCGTATAACGGCGCGTATGCCGGTTTTGCGTATGCGACTTCGCATTACGCGCCCTCGAATGCGAATGCGAATGTCGGGTCTCGCCTTTGCTTTATCCCCGCATAACGGATAACGCCACAGAAAACACGCTCGGCCAATAATTAAACGATACGACAATGGAGAATAACCATAATCCGATGGAGGATGACGGCTCGCTGGATTTCCTGAAAATCCCCGCCGACGAAACCAACAAGCATTTTAACTGCCCCGAAACAACGCAGCAGAAGTTGATTAACCTCACCTTTTGGGTCTGCGACTACATCGAAGGAGTGAAAACGAAGTTCGGATCAGATCGGACGCTCGTCAAGATCAAGATGAATCGGGACGACCCCGACCGCGATGCATGCAAGTTCTTCACCAATTCGCGGGAAATCAAATATGTCCTCGCCAAGATTCGGGAGATGGACAAATTCCCGCGACGGGTAACGATGCGGGCATCTGGAACACGGTACTATTTGGAGTAATGGATGTATAAAGGTTGGTTGCTCTTGCGGTGTCCTGTTCAGCGGTAATGCGAATAACAGCGCGAATGCCGGTTTTGCGTATGCGAATTCGAATAACACGCCCTCGAATACGAATGCGAATATCAGGTCTCGCCAATGATTTTCAGAAAGGTAAAAACATAAATTTTGAGAGCAACGACCCTGCCTCTCGGCAAAAAATATCACCTCAAAAAGGAGTTAGTAGGCGGTTTCGGGCATCCCGAACTGCCGAACGCCCCGAATATGAAAAGCAAAGCGTCGAAATGAAGCGTATAGGAAACTTATACGAAAAGATCATATCGCTGGATAACCTCCGCCTCGCCGATGAAAAGGCAAGGCGCGGGAAACTCCGCTCGTATGGCGTCTTACTTCACGACAAGAACCGTGAAGCGAATATCCTTGCCCTGCATGAAACGCTGAAAAATCGTACATTCAAAAACTCCGAATACAGCACGTTCACGATCTATGAGCCGAAAGAGAGGGTCATATTTCGATTGCCGTATTACCCCGACCGCATTCTGCATCATGCGATAATGAATATCCTCGAACCGATATGGGTTTCGGTCTTCACGAAAGACACATATAGCTGCATAAAAGGCCGAGGTATTCACGGAGCAATGCGGAATGTCAAGAGGGCCATCAAAGACCGGGAAAACGCCCGATATTGCCTCAAAATCGACATCCGGAAGTTCTACCCGTCGATAGACCACGACGTATTGAAAGCCATCGTCCGCCGCAAAATCAAATGCAAGGATACGCTCGCCCTGCTCGATACGATCATCGACAGCACCGACGGCGTGCCTATCGGCAACTATTTGAGCCAATACTTCGCAAACCTGATGCTCGCCTACTTCGATCATTGGATCAAGGAGGAAAAGCGGGTGCGGTACTATTTCAGATATGCCGACGACATGGTATTTCTCGCCTCCACGAAAGAGGAGTTGCACATCCTGCTGGCCGACATCAAGAAGTATCTCGCGGCCTTGAAACTGACGCTGAAAGGCAACGAGCAGATATTTCCGATTGCCGAGAACCGGGCGGACAAGCACGGGCGCGGCCTCGATTTCGTCGGATTCGTATTCTACCACAACCAAACGCTCATGCGCAAATCCATCAAGCAGAATTTCTGCCGCATGGCCGCGCGTCTGAATAAGAAACTCAATATCAGCGCGAGAGACTACAAACAGAAGCTATGCAGTTGGTACGGATGGGCGAAAGTCTCCAATTCAAAACATTTGTTAAAAACCATCATTAAATCGCAATTCTATGACACGTTCGTATTACGATGCAAGGCCGTCTAAATTCGAGGCCGTAGGCAACGGAAGCTACATCTACCGTTGGGATATTCAGGAAGAGGACGCCCCGCAGCAGATCATGGCAGAGGGCGAAGATCAGCCCGCCGCCGAAAGTTCGCGCACGCAGTATTCCTGCTATGAGGTAATCGTATGGGCTTCCGTATCGAGCAACAAGATCACCGAGGCCGCCATCCGTGCAATGTGGGATGCCAACTACGAGCAGAAGCTCATCAATGAGTACAACGCCGCCAATCTCGGCGTATATGGCGGCTCCAAGTCGAGCGACGAGGCAAAGGCGAAGATCGCCTCATACAAGGACTTTCTCGCAGCGAGAGCCACGTTGAAAGCCCAAATCGACGCAGACTGCGCCGAGCTGAACATCGAATAAAATCAGATCATGCTGACCCTGCATTTCAACAACACGACGTTGGACGTACAGGAGAGCGATAGCAGTTACCGCTATCGCTCCCTCATGTCCAAGCCGCAACTCGTCCTGAAATTCTCCCTATCGGAATTTGTCGAAATTCCGGTCGGGGCATGGTGCGAGTATCAAGGCGTGAAATATAAACTCGGATCGCCGGAAAACATCAAAAAGAACGGAACCCGCAATATCGAATACACGCTCACCCTCGGAACATTGGAGGACAACATGAGCCTGTATAAGATGCGTAATCCCGTCGATAAACGCCTCAAATGGTCAATGTGCGCCAAGCCTCACGAACTCGTAGAAGCTATCGTCTGGAATCTCAACCAGCGCGACGGAGCCGGAGTTTGGAAAGTCGGCGAATGCCTCGATGCGGCGGAGCAGACGGTCGAGTTCAATCACACCTACGTCGATGCTGCATTGCAGGATGTCGCAAACAAATTCGAGACCGAGTGGGAAATCAACGACTATACGATTTCATTGCATAAAGTCGAGTATTTCAAGGATGATCCCCTGCCGCTCGCATACGGCAAGGGTAACGGCTTCGAGCCGGGTGTCGGGCGCACCACGCAGAGCGATGAATTGCCGATCAAACGGCTCTATGTTCAGGGCGGAGATCGTAATATCGACCGCTCAAAATACGGCTCAGCGGAATTGTTGTTGCCGAAGTCGCAGACGCTCGTTTATGAGGGCCGCATCTATCAATCCGACGCAGAGGGATATTCCATCGAGCGCATCGACAAAGTTTCCGATGCAGTCAAGGAGGACAGCCTCGATTGCTCCGAGATATACCCCTCGCGCGTGGGAACAGTATCGGCGGTCGAGTGCATCGACGCAGGAAAGAATTTCTACGACATCATCGACAATTCCATCCCCGCAGAGCTGAATTTCAACGATTATGTCATCGAGGGCGAGACGGCGACGATCATCTTCCAAAAGGGGATGCTCGCGGGCGACGACAAGCAGTTCGAGTTCAAATACAATCACTCGGAACGCCGCTTTGAACTCGTGCCGCAGGAAATCGACGGGGTTACGATGCCGAACGAAACATTCAGTCCCGCCGTCGGCGACACCTACGCCATTTTCGGTATCATGCTGCCGGATTCCTATATCTGTAACAATACGGATAAGACTGGGGCATCATGGGATATGTTCCGCGAAGCGGCCCGCAAGCTCTATGAGAACGAAGACCCGAAATTCACCTTTACCGGCACTCTGCAAGGACTATGGGCGAAAAAGAATTGGCTCCGTGTCGGCGGGCGGCTGAAAGTCGGCGGATATGTTCTGTTCACCGCTGAGGAGTTCGCCCCCGC